GAGAGAGCAACCTTGCGATTGTCGCTCTCGGATCTATCCTTTCAGGATTGATTCCTGAAAGTCACTTCGACCCGGAGGCTCCGTCGGAAAAGGGGATACAGCGCATTGTACGCAGACGTTTCGATGCTCCTTCTTCCAATGGTTGATCGATCGGATGTGCCACAGTACGGAGCAACGCTGAGCTGATGAGCGATTGGTTAACTGTCGAATGAGCGATTTTCTATTACAGTCTAGGAGTGTCAATTACTCTCTCTAAGTGGTTCTTAATTGTGTGATCTCTTCCCTCGCTTTCGAAAAGCGCGAAGTCGCCAGCTCACTCACCGACAATGAAATGCGATTCACATGGCCGGAAAGTCGGCTTTCCGGACACATGAAGGCGGTTGGCTCAGCTTCTGCGGAAAGTATCAAAGCCTGCCCAATCATTTCAGGCGTTGCGAAGGTAAGTCCCTATGCGGTGCGGCTTTCACAAGGGATTTGGTCCTCTTGCGACGAGCCTCTTTCCCTTGAGTTTGCCAATATTCCCGCTGTCGATGCTGTCTCGAACAGATGGGTTTGCAGTACCGCTGTCCAGCACGCTCACGCTCGAAAAATGCACCGCAGTGATTGTTGGCGCAAATCGCTAAATCCCGAGGGTGAAGAAATTCGATCCTTAAAATCGCGTAGAGGAGAGGACGAATGCCGTAACGCAGATAGGAATGCATCTCCAGCGGATTTGGGAAGACGAAGGAAGGAAATGCGTTCACCAGCTCAGATAGAACGATCCTGGCGTCAATATGAGGTCCGAGTAGTTCTCCGCGCTTCGAAGTGGAAAGACAAACTATCCTTTTTACCGACTCCGGCCGCAGTTTCCAGAGCGGTGGGTGATTTACCAGCTTCCGCTCGCGCCTCCACTGTTTGGGCCATTGCTTTACACCTTCTGAAATGTTGACGACCCTCTCCTGAGCGAAATCGAAGTTGTATTCGGTTTCACTCTTCCCGAGCTCCGCCACCAGTTCCAATGCTGCCTTATAGATCCTCTGCTCGATTCTCAGCTCATTCAGATTCTGGCGAGCAAAGAGGAGCAGTTGAAAAGGTTCATAAACGCTGGTCATCCCCTCCATTGTGAAGTTGCGTGGTAGCAGCTTACATTCGGTGCAGACGACCGGGCCAAAGGTCCGCACGAACTGGATCAGATCATCATCGCTTCCCGCGTTAGCGAAGAGAGTATGAGGCGGGTTGCGCGTTGCCGGTGACTTCGATCGTGACGTTTGGTACTCGGAAAGCAAATCGAAGCCGGAGTGGTCCGAAGCGTATTGCGGCATCGCACCCACGATCTCCAACTCATCTTCGATCCGTTTCACCAAAAGGGAAGTCTTGCGCATCGGAGGTTCTCCCCATTGAAATCCCACGTTCAATGCAGGAGCTCCCTCCTTGTTGGCCGGGAGCCGCCCGACGATTTGCTTGGCAACCTTCTTCATCCTCTTCGGCATTGTCAATCCGATACGCGCTCTACAAAGACTCTACAACATTATAGAGCAAAAATGAGGTACGGTTGCGGCAGGAGAGAGATTTGGCATGAATCAACAGCAACTCGCAGTCATCAACCGGCCGATAGATGAGCTCAAGCTAAACCCACGTAACGCCCGGACTCACTCGGCCCGACAGATACGTCAGATCGCGGATAGCATTCAGGAGTTCGGTTTCACGAATGCAATTCTGATCGATGCAAAGAACATGATGATCGCCGGCGCTGGTCGATTCGCAGCAGCAAAGAAGCTCGGATTGACCGAAGTGCCAACTATCAGAGTCGACTGGCTTACGCCGGAGCAGCTCCGTGCTTACATTCTGGCGGACAATAAGCTAGCTGAAAACGCGGGCTGGGATCGAGAGATTCTGGAGATCGAATTCCAGGCGCTACTCGAGGTGGATCATTTGGTCCTGGACATTACTGTCACCGGATTCGAAGTAGCCGAGATTGACTCGATACTCCAAGGGACGTGTGAAGATCCCGCCGATGACATTCCGGAAGTTGAACAAGGGAAGCCAACGACCACCGAAGCCGGGGACGTCTGGCATCTCGGAAGTCACCGGATAACCTGCGGAAGTTCGCTCCACGAGATCACATTTCGCTCCGCTCTCGGGAACCGTCGGGCCGCTGCGGTATTCACTGACCCGCCATATAACGTCAGGATCGATGGGAATGCGACGGGGAAAGGGTCGATTCGGCATCGCGAGTTCTGGATGGCGTCCGGAGAAATGAGTGAGGCTGAATTCGTGGCGTTCTTGAGTAATGTTCTCGGTAACATGACGCGATTCAGCTCCAAGAACTCCGTTCACTACGTGTGTATGGATTGGAGGCACGCAGACGAGCTTCTTGCGGCGAGCAAGCGGCATTATGGGTCGTTACTGAACATCTGCGTTTGGGTCAAGGACAACGGCGGAATGGGCAGCTTCTATCGTTCGCAACACGAATTCATCTTCGTCTTTCGGATAGGGAAGGAATCTCACCGCAACAATATCCAGCTCGGCAGGTTCGGCAGGAACAGAACCAACGTCTGGCAGTATCCCGGTGTCCAAACACAGTCCCGTCAGAGCGATGAAGGCAACCTCCTCGCGCTCCATCCGACCGTCAAGCCGATCGCAATGGTGGCCGACGCGCTGCTCGATAGCACCGCCCGCGGAGAGATCGTGCTGGACCCGTTCCTGGGATCAGGAACGACTTTGATGGCTGCCGAACGAGTCGGACGAATTTGCTGTGGGATCGAGATCGATCCCATGTACGTTGACGTTGCAATTCGACGCTGGCAAAACTACACCGGCGATGCTGCCATCCACGAAGCTTCCGGAAAACGATTCGAAGAGATTGCAGCCGAGAAGGAGATGATTCGTGGATAACGACGATTCGTACGAGATCGGTTACGGGAAACCTCCGCGGGCCTCACGGTTCGCCCCGGGAGAATCAGGAAACCCTAAAGGACGTCCGAAGGGCTCGAAGAACCTGGCAACGGTAGTGCTTCGGGAATCGCGCCAGCGTGTCCGGGTGAACGGTCCGCAAGGTTCGCGCACGGTCACCAAGCTCGAAGCCGCTGTCATGCAGATTGGGAACAAGGCGGCGCAGGGAGAATTGCGTGCAGCCCGAGAACTGTTCAACCTGGTTCAAAGATCCGAGGTGGAGCTTGGCTCAGCCGCAAACGGGCCGAGCTTTCAGGAAGCTGACGAGCGCGTACTTCAGAACCTGCTCAGGCGCTTTGACGGCCTGAGTACATCCGAAACATCGCCACCAACACCCGAGTCCGAGGAGGTTTCGAAATGAGCAGCGTGCATCATCTGTCCTTCATGGAGTACCAAGCCATCCTACGCAATGATTTCGCGAGCTTCGTCGAGCGCAGCTTCTACGAACTGAATCCGCAAACCGAGTATATTCCGGGCCGATACATCGACCTGATGGCTTCTACGCTCGAGAAATGCCGTCGCGGACTCGCAAAGCGGCAGATCATCAACCTGCCGCCCAGAACGCTGAAGTCTCACGCCGCGAGCGTTGCCTTTCCAGCGTGGCTCCTGGGCCATAAACCTTCGACGCAGATCATTTGTGCGAGCTACGGCCAGGACTTGGCGGACAAACATGCCCGCGATTGTCGAACGCTGATGCAATCGGATTTCTACCGCCGATTATTTCCGAACACAGTCCTTTCGCAAGAACGGCTTGCCGTAAACGACTTCATGACCACTGCTCAGGGATTCCGCATGGCGACATCGGTCGGGGGTGCGTTGACGGGACGTGGCGCAGACTTCATCATTCTCGACGACATCATGAAGCCGGACGATGCACTGTCTGAGACCCGCCGCAAGTCCGCCAACGACTGGTATTTCAATACGCTGTTTAGCCGGCTGAACAGCAAAGTACACGGCCGAATCGTGGTCGTGATGCAGAGGCTGCATCAAGGCGATCTGATTGGCGAAGTCCAGGAACGTGAACGATGGGATGTGCTCTCCTTGGCGGCAATCGCCTCCGCGGATGAGTTTCACGTGTTCGAGACTGCCTTCGGCCAGGCGATATTCTCCCGCAAGCTTGGGGAAGCTTTGCATCCGGAGCGGGACTCTGTTGAAACGTACCATCACATCCGAGAGGCTGTCGGCGAGTACGTCTTTCAAAGCCAGTATCAGCAGGAACCGATCCCGCTCGAAGGAGGCCTCATCAAGAAGGATTGGTTGCAGTTCTACGAACCCAATCAGGTTCCGAGTTCATTTACCTACGTGATCCAGAGCTGGGACACCGCGAGCAAAAGCACAGAGATGAACGACTTCAGTGTTGGTACAACGTGGGGCATGTGGAACGGCAGGTTCTACCTCCTCGACGTGTATCGGAAACGCGCCGAATTCCCAGAATTGAAGCGAGCTGTCGTTACCGCCCATCAGAAGCATGATCCCAATAAGGTCCTGATCGAGGATAAAGCGTCCGGAACCGCGCTAATTCAGGAGCTGCGCCGGGAGTTTATTTTCGGTGCTGAAGCTTATACACCCGACCCGGGCACCGATAAATTCATGCGCTTCGCGGCCCAAGCAATCCAGTTTGAGAACGGTCGGGTTCAGCTTCCCACTCATGCGCCGTGGCTCGATGAATACATCCGGGAGATCACTGGGTTTCCTGGGACGAAGCACGATGATCAGGTGGATTCCACGTCACAAGCGCTTCATTACCTCACCACAAAGGCCAACGGCATAGCTGTTTGGGAGGCCCTGGGGAGAGGGGTTCCCCTCGGCTATGAAACCTGCTAATGGAGCCGTTTCTAGCTCCTAGTTTGGCGTCTCAGCAGGGCAGAGATTCCGCTTGACTCTTCGGCCTACCAGAGCGGAAATGGACTGCCGGAGAACTCCCCGGCGCTTGCCAGGGGGATAGGGTTGAAGGCCGATCTCGAGGATCAGCTGAAACATTTGCCAGAAATGAGCCGAAAGGCACTTCAGGCGTTTTGGTTGGAGTTGTTCGACAAACCACCCCACCCCAAACTTCGCCGCGAGATTCTAATTCCCATCCTCGCTTACCGCCTGCAGGAAAAGGCTCTTGGCGGCCTGAAACCGGCAACGGTAAAACGGCTCCGTACCTTTGCAGAAGAGTTCGCATGTGGCAAGAAGTCCACCCATGCCCCAGCGGTGCGATCCAGCCTTGGAATGCGACTGGTGAGGGAGTGGCGGGGGCGGTTGCACGAAGTCGCCGTGCAGGACAACTGCTTCGAATACGATGGTCGAACCTTCCGAAGTCTCTCGGAGATTGCGCGGGAAATCACCGGGACGCGATGGTCAGGGCCAGCGTTCTTTGGTCTCAAGAAGCGACCTTCAAAGAGGGCTGCATGACTGCGCCCATCCGTTGCGCTATCTACACCCGGAAATCGTCCGAAGAAGGACTGGAGCAGTCCTTCAATTCACTTGATGCCCAGCGCGAGGCCTGCGAGGCGTTCATTCTTTCGCAGCGCCACGAAGGTTGGCAGCCACTGAGCGCCCGGTATGACGATGGCGGTTTCTCGGGCGGCAACATGGAACGGCCAGCGCTCACAAGACTGATGACCGACATCGTGGCAGGGAAGGTCAACACTGTCGTCGTATATAAGGTTGACCGGTTAACCCGTTCACTTGCGGACTTCGCCAAAATCATCGAACAGTTCGATGCAAGGAAAGTCAGCTTCGTTTCCGTCACTCAGCAATTCAACAGCACGTCTTCGATGGGAAGGTTGACTCTAAACGTCCTTCTGTCGTTTGCCCAGTTTGAAAGGGAAGTGACGGGTGAGCGGATCCGCGACAAGATCGCGGCCTCCAAGCGCAAGGGCATGTGGATGGGAGGCCGTGTTCCACTTGGGTACGACTTGCGGGACCGCAAGCTCTACATCAATGCCGACGAGGCAAAGAAGATCCGCGAGATCTTTGATCAGTATCTGAGCTTGGGTTGCGTTTCCTCGCTAAAGGAGCATCTCGATAAGGGATCGATGCGGAGCAAGTTGCGGCCTGGCGACCGGCGCCGAACCGGGGGAGAGCGGTTTTCGCGCGGCGCGCTTTACAAGCTGTTGCGAAATCATCTCTATGTTGGCGAGATCGCCCACAAGGGTGCTGCCTACCCAGGTGAACATGAAGCAATCATCGACCGCAAGACTTGGGAACGCGTTCAACGACTCCTCGAAGAAAATCACCAGGGTGATTGGACACGATCGCGGTCGGCTAAACCGAGCCTTCTGACCGGTCTAGTCTTCGATTTGGCTAGTAACCGATACATCCCAACCCATGCGCAAAAGAACGGCAGACGTTATCGCTATTACACCTCGCAAGCGGCTATTCGCAAAGGAAGGGATGGCAATTCAATCAGCCGGGTTCCTGCGCCTGAGCTTGAACGTGGCGTCATGGAGCGAATTGCTGAATTCCTCCGTTCTCCAATCGAAATCCTCGACGCAGCGAAAGAGGTAGGCATTTCAGCGTCTGAGTGCAACCGACTATTGAAGCGTGCCGGAAATGTGGCCCAGGAAGGGCTCGCATCTTCAAAGATGGACCAGGCAGATTTTCTCAAGGGCATTCTGGATCGCGTCATCATTCATTCTGATTCAGCTCAAGTCCGTCTGAATGCTGTGTCGCTGTTTCGATCAATACTCGGCGAAAGGGAAGTGAAGCCAGAGGTCGCGGAGGCTCATCTAATCAATCTGTCCTGCAGTCTTCAAAGCAAGTTTCGCGGAGGCGCGATTCGAGTCGTCGTCGGCAATGTCCAGCCTGCGGCATCTGAAACCAATCTCGCAATTCTTAAGGCCGTTGCGCGTGCACGGTCGTGGTACGAGCAGATTGTGTCGGGAGAAGTGTCAAGCATCCCGGAGCTTGCTCGACAGCATGGCGTAACGCCTCGATACGTGAAGAAGATCCTGCCCTGCGCGTTGCTTAGGCCTAACATCGTGGAAGCTATTGTGAACCGAGAATGCCCCTCGCAACTCACCTTGTCTGCCCTGACTGAAGAAGTCTCGCTGGATTGGACCAGCCAGAAAGAGATCATCGCGTAGGAGTCGGGCGACTTGACTTCTGTGAGTTTCCCATTTCTGATTGCGGCCCGCGATGCCACTTCCCTGGAATATCTATCCAAGGTAGTAAGCATCTTGGCGCCCTGCAATCACTGAGAAGAAAAATGTCTCAGAGGTCAACGGCCAGCGTTCGAGCCTTCTTTGTTTGCGGGTTAGTCGAGTGGGAACTTCGTCTTCGTCACCGGCGGGTTGGATCACTTGATTTGATGCGGTCCGGATTGCGGAGTCTTCCGGTAAGTCAAAAAACTAGGGATGGCGGGTTCTCTGCGCGAAGAGACACGAAGTTCGCTTCAACCGGCTCAATGGCTTTAACTCGAGGAATCGGCCACATCGATGACGTTCCGAGTTCTGGCGTCCCGCTGCATCAATTCATTCTGTCTCGAGCTTCTCTACTCGGTGGAGTACCGGATCTCGAGCGCACGTATCCGATAGCACGAATGAGTCAGAACAATCGCGATCAGCATAAGCAGCCCCACGGTGGAGGCCCATCCGGATACCGGTTCGGTTTCAACCGTCAAAAGTGCAAAGATTCCATCCGCGCTGACGGTTACGGGCATCAGGTGGCGCAGATACGAAGCCACGCTGATCTTCTGCAGCAACGACGGGAGCACA